ATGAAGACTTCAAACGAAAACGAAGAAGAAATGGAAGAACGAGAATGGGTTATCAATGGTTTTAAAACCTTCTCTGCCGTAGCGCAGGAGTATTTTCCCGAATATTCTAACGCTGACACAGCCAGCAAAAGAATGAGAAACGAAATAGAACTCGACAAACTGCTCTTCGACGAATTAAAAGCCGCACACTACGTACACGAAACAACACGTCTAAGTCCGAAGCAACAGCAGATCCTTTTCATGACCTGGGGACCGGAAAAAATAATCCTACGTTAGCGCATCACCCATAAGTAAAGATTTACTGCATCCTGACACCTCCGAAAACACAGAAAAAACGTGTTGAACGAACTATATTATATAGATTATTATATTTTAGTATTTATATATGTTCGGTTGGTGGTTCGCCTACTTTTTTTTCGAGCGTTGCAAACGCATGACAGACAAGCAGTTGAGCCACCTTCAGGGGGTGTTCGTTTGGCTGTTCGATTTTTTGTCAAAAAAAATACTAAAAAGAAAGCCGCATGTTCCCGAACAGAGCCTCTATTTACGGCAAACAGAGGTTCTATTTCTAATAAACAGAGGCTCTGTTTCATCCCAACAGAACCTCTGTTTTTCTATTCATTCCCCCAATCTCATCTTTTACACCCGCGCGGTGTCACACAGAACAACATTATTTCCGTCCTACAGCCCCCAATACAGTCCAAATACCACCATACCGTCCAAAACACCTCCATTCCAGCCAAAAAAGATTTGCACGAACAGCCATTCATACACTACCTTCGCAGCCGCATCCGACAATGTATGCACAATGGGGATAACCCGCAATCAACAACAAGTAAATAAAAATACGCCTCAATGAAACAACTTTCAAACAATCTCCTGCACGAAGGCTACATCCTGATTCCCAAAGCACTGTTAAAACGTCAGATAAACGACAAAGCGCCGGGAGAACTGGAAGCGCTCCTCCAAGTCCTGATACACGCCAACTACTCGGAAACCACGTACAAGATTCAGCAGATCGACATCGTATGCCAACGCGGAGAATCCGTCATCAGCCAGCAACACTGGAGCCAACTCTTCCAATGGAGCCGATCCAAAACCCTCCGCTTCTTTCAAAAAATCCAGGAAGAGGGCATTATCAAGATCATCCCACACCAGAAAGGAATCTTCCACATTCATATCAACAACTATGATTTCTGGACCGGCTGCATCTCTCCGGAAGCCCGCGAAGAAAAAAAGAAAGAAAAATCCGAAGTGTTCGACGTTTTCTGGGATAAATATCATGAAACGATGCAAAAACCCAAACAGTACGTCGCCCGTGCCCGCCGCGAATGGGACAAGCTCACCCAAGAGGAACAGCAGACAGCCATCGACCACATCGAGGAAGTCTACTACCACACCAACGACACACGTTTCATCCCCCTTGCCGCCACCTACCTGAAAGACAAGGCTTTCTTAAACGAATATATAGACTAAAAAACATCGAAAAGAAATGCAACCACACGCCAGCGAACTCGAAGAAGCCATCATTGGAGCCTGCCTGATAGAACAGGAGGCTCTGCCACTCGTAGCCGACAAGCTACGTCCCGAAATGTTCTACGACGATCATCATCAGCTGATCTTCGCCGCCTTGATAGCCATGTATCAGGCAAACAAAAAGATAGATATTCTCACCGTCAAAGAAGAGCTCACCCGTCGCGGAGTGCTCGAAAAGATAGGCGGGCCGTATACCATCGTACAACTAAGCAGCCGGGTAGCTTCCTCCGCCCACATCGAGTATCACGCGCAAATCGTCCACCAGAAATATCTGGCACGCGAAGCCGTAGTCGGCTTCAACAAACTCCTCACCTGCGCCATGGATGAAACAATCGACATTGACGACACCCTCATCGACGCGCACAACCTGCTCGACCGTCTCGAAGGCGAATCCGGACACCACGACCATATACGCTGCATGGACACCCTAATGACCGACACGCTGAAAGAAGCTGAATTGCGTATTGCCAAAAGCGTGAACGGCGTCACCGGCATCCCCACCGGTCTGACCGAACTCGACCAAAAAACGGGCGGTTTGCAGGATAGTGATCTGATAGTGATTGCCGCCCGGCCTTCCGTAGGTAAAACGGCTTTTGCCCTACACCTGGCACGCAGTGCGGCAATGGCGGGCAATGCGGTGGCCGTCTACAGCCTTGAGATGCAAGGGGAACGCCTTGCCGACCGATGGCTGGCAGCAGCAAGCAACATCAATCCTTACCGGTGGAGGAACGGAATACCTACCTCACAAGAGATGGAAAATGCCCACACCGCAGCTTCAGAACTATCGGGACTCCCCATCTACGTGGACGACAGCACTTCTGTCAGCATGGATCACATTCGCTCAAGTGCCCGGCTACTGAAGAGCCGCAATCAGTGTGACGCAATTATTATCGACTACCTGCAACTCTGCGACATGGCTACCAAGCAGGCCAACCGCAACCGCGAACAGGAAGTGGCACAAGCCACCCGGAAAGCCAAGTTGCTGGCCAAGGAGCTGCATATTCCCGTCGTACTGCTTAGTCAGCTGAACCGCGAGTCGGAGAATCGCCCCGGAGGACGTCCGGAACTGGCACACCTGCGCGAGAGCGGAGCTATCGAACAGGATGCAGACGTCGTGATGTTGCTTTACCGACCGGCGATGCAACGCGTCGTCACTGACCGGGAAAGCGGTTACCCGACAGAAGGACTGGGGGTGGTTATCGTTGCCAAGCAGCGTAATGGAGAGACTGGGAATGTATATTTCGGACATAATCCGTCGATGACAAAAATATATGACTATGTTCCGCCATTGGAATATTTGGAAAAACATGCTAAATAAAACAATCTATTGTACAAATAATCAAGACAATTTATCAAAATAGTATTGATACATATCTGGTGCAAAACTTTTTATATTATCAGAGAAAATAAAACCATATTTACTTGACTTCTCCTCTCTTATTTTGTATATTTTTAGTATCAAAAAGAAAACATATAATTATTCACTTAAACCTTAACTTTTCAAATTTATGGATGTATTAGTAGAACGCTATCAGCGCAAAAAGTATGTAAATCAGGAGGATGCTCCGTTACTGTATTACATACGTCAGAAATCGGGCAATGTAAGAGTGATGGACGTTGATACGATGGCTACCGCCATCGAAAGTAAATCGTCACTGACTGCCGGAGATGTGAAACACACCATTGAGGCATTTGTGGAACAGTTGCGTCTGTCGCTCACCCAGGGCGATAAGGTGAAGATTGACGGATTGGGTACGTTCCACATCACGCTGACTAGTGACGGTACGGAGACTATGAAAGATTGTACGGTGCGCAGCATCCGCCGTGTCAATGTCCGCTTTGTTGCCGACAAAGCGTTGAAGCTGATGAATTCGAGCCATACGAGTACACGAAGCGAAAACAACGTGAACTTCGTCCTGGGCGGAAAGGGCGATGGAAGCGATTCCGGAAACGGTGGTTCGGACGATGATTCCGGCAGCGGTTCGGGGGGCAATAAACCGGGCGGTGGAGAAGCACCGGATCCAGCAGCGTAAATAAGCTGCCCGCTCTATCTTCTTTGGCAGAATGAAACTTCATCCTTAGAAAAAACAGTATCACATGGTTTCAGGAACTGATCCATGTATGGTTCCTTGCCATGTGGTTGCTGTTTTTCTGTTTTTCTCTTTCCCGCATTTTCTCATTTTCTTTATTTCTCCATTTTCTTTCATTCTCGTGTTTTTTAGTTTTCCTATTTTTAGTTTCTCTTATTTTTTAATTCTCAATCTTTAATTTTTAATCTTTAATTCAAGAAAGATGTTAGACAAAATCATTGATATTATTACAGCCATCCTCCCTTTTTTCGGAGGTCGCAAAAAACGTCAGCAAATGATGCAGGACGTCAAAGAGTTCAGCGAACTAGTGAAAGAGCAGTATGGCTTCCTTATGAAACAGCTCGAAAAGGTGCTCAAGGATTATTTCGATTTGAGCGACCGTGTGAAGGAAATGCACTCGGAGATTTTTTCATTAAAAGGCAAACTTTCGGAAGCTGTCACTTTACAGTGTGTCAATAAAGAGTGTATTCAGCGCAACAATGGTTCCGAATCTGCATCATCATCCACTTCTTTAATACCTGCCTAACGCATGAGAACTATTAATCTGATTGTCGTGCATTGTTCCGCTACCCGCGAGGATAAATCTTTCACCGAACATGATTTGGACGTTTGTCATCGTCGCCGCGGCTTCAATGGTGTGGGTTATCATTTTTATATTCGTAAGAACGGGGATATTAAGTCTACCCGTCCGTTAGAACGGATCGGTGCGCATAGCCGTGGTTTCAACCGGGAAAGTATCGGTATCTGCTATGAAGGCGGACTGGACTGCATGGGACAGCCGAAAGACACGCGCACTTGTTGGCAGAAACACTCGCTACGGGTTCTTATCCTGACTTTATTAAAGGATTTTCCGGGATGCCGTGTCTGGGGACATCGTGATCTTAGTCCTGATCTTGACGGAGACGGTGAGATTGAACCGGAAGAGTGGATCAAGGCTTGCCCCTGTTTCGAAGCGAGCAAGGAGTGGGATAAAGAATAGGTTTCTTTTTTCATTTACATATTCTATTGTTAGTTGTTATTGGTTAATTGTTATTGGTTATTAATCAAGAAAACCCGGACTTTCGCAAGCCCGGGTTTTCTGCATCTTGGGAACGCCTCTTTTACCTATAGGGAAATGGGGGACTAGCAATTTGATTCCAGTACAACAAAAAGACGCTCCGAGAGTAAAAATAAAAAGGAATACCTGTGGGAAATGTGGGAGGTATCCCTTTTCTAAATAAGAACAAAGAGGAAGGATGGACTTTCACAAGCTGTGTCCTTCGCTTTGTTCTGGGGTAAAAATATCTTCACACACAAGTGAAGAATGGTTTTATTGTTTATAAAAAATTATCTATTTAAGAGATATCATCTCTCCCTCTATTCGAGATGTTAGAATGAATGTAAGGGAGAGATGATCTTAGAAACAGCTATTAGTCAAAAGGTTGGTCTGATGCTGTACCTAATTTAATCTCTACTGTAACTATCTTACCTGCATCATAGCCAGTAATAGTTCCCCATCCGGGAGCTGCATTGATGGTTACGGTAATTGTTTTCTTAGCACTAGGATCCAAATTCCTACCAGTTTCAGTAAGTGACAATACGCCCGATTCAGTAATAGAAACATATTGTTGATCAGCAGATGCCACTGTGAAAGTAGGAAGATCTACTCCAAATACAGTTAACGGAGATGCACCCCAATCAGTAGTGTTTGCGCTACCATCTTTCCAGATTGTCTTATCATTAGTCGCTTTCCATGAGAAACCATTTGCCAGATCAAACGTACTTTGATAGTTATCCCTACCAATCTTCACTGTCGTGCTTGCCGGTGCAGTCCATGAACCTGCAAGACTAGTCGGAGTGATATTTAAAGTCTTTTCTGCTGATGATAATGTAACATCAGCATCTTCGTTATTTTTACCTACAACATTCACCTTAACAGCAATATTATCTCCTTTATATTTACTGCCATCAACCGTCAATACATGATCTTCGCTAATAGATACACCTGCTATAGGAGCATTATCTATTGCAAACTTAATGGAAGCGCCTGCGTTATCTGCGTTACCTTCAACTGTAGCATAATTATTAAATGCATTTTTCAAATCAGATGAGAAGCTCACTAATGTCGGCTTATCAAACGGAGCATAAGTAGGCTGGAGTGTCATAGTACCACCAGCTGCTATATCCGTATTGAAATTCAAAGCATAATCTACATTAGTTATCTGAACCGTAGCATTAGCTGTTATCGTAAATTTCTGGGTAGGCGATACTGTTACTGTCAGTGTCACATCATTATAAGTATTAACCGGTATACCTGCCGGAACAACCACTGTTAACTCGTTCGTAGTTGTATTTTCCTTGAATGCAAATTTAATACCGCTCTTAGCACCTGTCTCAAAGTCGAAGCATTCACTTCCAAGAGCCTGGTAATCAGCCTCTGTAATGCCAAGAGTAGAGTAATTAGGACCAGTTAAGTCAACATCAAATACCGATGCTTCTTCTCCTTTACTTTTGAATTCTACGGTACCGATTCCGGAAGGATTCACTGCTAAAGTCTTAATAACCTGTTCACCAGCTGTTACTTGCGCAAATTCTTTTGTAAAAGTAGATACAGCATCCCCTGCAGCATCCTTCATTGTAATTCTTGCTTGGGCAGTTACTTTTTTATTATTGAACGAAGAACTATAGGATTTTAGTTCCAGAACACCATTAGTTTCTCCAATTTTGAAGTCGTTGTAGTCGTCCGCTGCTTTTAGTGTATATTTCACCGCAAAACTCTTATTCACCGCACTCTCGCTAATAGCTTCGTCGATGATAGCATTTCCTGCTCTGTCCTTACCAGTCATCAGCACTTTAGCACCTGTACCATAGTCGATTTTTGAAGCAGCGTTATCAGAAAGCATAGTAGCCACGTCCTGGTTCGGTGAATTCAATGTTACAGATGTAATCACTCTATAATCCGCAATTACAGGGAAATAATTAGAACTGATATCCGTCAAATTCTTAGTTGCATCTTTAGCTTTCAGATTCAGGCTAATAGCATAGCTCTTGTCTGTAGTCGTAGAAAGAGTATAGGTTACGATACCTGTAGCTTCGTCCACTGTCGGCGTGCCTTCAATGCTATAAATCTCTTCTGCTGCACGAGTCTTTATTTCCTGTGCGTCGAATGAAGGAGTATAGTTGGCTACAAAGCTGGCGGCAGCTGTTGCCGGAGAAATACGGAACTTCACCTGGATAGGATCGGCTTGCGCAATCATTTTTCTAGCTTCTCCTTCACCATAATAATAAGACATGAATTTCACCTGTCCATCTTCGTATTCAGGAATATAAACAATGCTCTGAATTTGGTTTTCAAGTGCCGTGAGACGTTTTTCCAATGCAGCGAATTTATCATTTACCGTTTTTTTATAATCAGCAAAATAAGCTTCTACTTTCCCATCGAAAACTTCTTTAGTAGCACAATAACCATAACTGGTTTTAATCGTGGTAATTTCAGTCAATACTGCCGCAAAATTTTCATAACCACCATCAGTTAAAGCTGTCTCGATAGTCGTTTTGAATGTGGTAAGCGTAGTGATATTACCAGTCACAGTTTGGTAAGCAGTTGCCTGTTCTTGTTTATATGTTTCAAAGTTAGTGCTCAACGTTGCTAATTTATCGTCTACACCTTTGATAGAAACATTGATAGCAGAGGCTTCCGCCAATACCTGTGATTCGATAGCATCGTTTACGTATTTAGCAATAGAGCCATTGTCTTTCAGCAACTCCAGAACTTCGCCATCAACCAATCCTGCAAGTTCAGAATGGGCTACGTAATCAGCCAAATCATCCTTCGATGCAGCGTTTTGATTAAATGTTTCCAATGCGGTGATTCTGCCATCCAATTTTTGCAATTCTAAAATATCAGCTTGTATACTAACGATAGCAGCCGCATTATTCTCGGCCATTTCTGTCACAGCCTTCAATTCATTCTTAGCTTCTGCCAGTTCATCAGCTAATTTTTTCAGGTCTTCGCTAGATGCAGCACCAGCCAGCTTCTCTGTCAGGTCGGCAACTTTAGCTTCGAGGTCTTCCTTCGTTTTGTTCAAAGTTCCCTCAATAGAGTTCACTTGTTCTGAAAGAGCGGTGATCTGGTCGCCCAATGTTTTAATAGTACTTGCGTCTGCTTTGTTTTCCAATGCAGTCTGCAATGCTTCTACTGTTTTCAGCAAATCCTGTACTGCTTTAGCATCTGCTTTACCATCAATAGCTGTCTGTAACTGTGTCTGCAAAGTCTGAATGGCACTAGATATGGCCGTTTTCATGTCCTCTGTGCTCACCGGATTAGTGGACGTTACTTTATCAATCTGCTCTTGCAGATTTTTGATGTCATCGTCATAGTCCTTACAACTTGTAACGGTTGTACTTACTGTAAGCGCCAATGCCCCGAAAAGCATTACCCTAACAAAATTTTTCTTCATAACTACTTAAAAATTACATTAATAATATATTATTAAACACTAAGTTTCAATAATAGCCACCCGTTACTTTGTAGGTAACGGAGAAACCTTTGTTCCTGCTCTTTTGGAGTAGTCAATACGGAAAAATGAAACAATATGCGATTACATTTTTACCCCTGCTTCTTAGAAGCGGCAGAGGGGCGGGAGACCTTTTGCAAAATTTAGAAGTTAACAAAGCCCTAATACAAAGAATCCGCGTGTTTTATTTGTTTAATTCCTGTTTTGAGTAGTTTATTAGAAAAAATGTATGATTTCGTTTGGTTGTTTTAAGAAATATGCTCATATTTGCACCGATATTTCAACCCGTTACCTACAAAGTAACAGAATAAAAATCAAGCACTTACGCCGACCACAGATCGTTTTATAAAATCAAGTACCTGCATATTTGCTTCATCAATTTTCTTATTTCGGAAAGGCTTCAAATAAGTTTCTGTCACGGTGATGGACGAATGTCCCATCGCTTCGGAAATAATACCCGGATGAATTTCGCAATAATACGCAGTCGTAGCCCAGGTATGGCGGGCGGTGTACGAGCTCAACCGGTCTTTGAGTCCCAATGCCTTTCCTAATAATTCCAACTGATAATTAAAATTGCGCAATGCCAGTTGATATTCCCTATACGCCTTTGGCGAACCTTCGTCACTATGAAGAATCGGGAACAAATAAGGCGACTGTTCCTCCCGATTCATATACTTTTGCAAAAGAAACATCGCTTCCGTCGTCAACGTCACAGACAACGGACGTCCCGTTTTACGACGACGATAACTAATCACATTTCCCCGGAGATCACTCTTGCGCAAATAAGCCAAGTCGACAAAAGGCAGTCCCCGAAGCAAGAACATAAGAATGAACAACTCCTGCGCCCCCTTCATGGCAGGAGTGATGGCGTCCGACTGCAACAGACGGGCAAATACCTTCTTCATATCCTCCATATCCAATGCCCGACGGCGGTCTGCCCGCGTACCTGTATATACGGAGCGAAAAAGATGCGGCACGTATGATGCCTTCCGAAGATCGACAGCGCGATTGTAAACCGCACGCAACGTGCGAAGATACGTAGACACCGTATTCCAACTACACCCACGTGCACGAAGACTACCCTCAAAATGCTTCAGCCACTCCGGAGTGATTTCCCGAAACGACAAACGATCGGAACCCTGAAAAGTAAGAATCGCATTCAACGTACTTCTGTATACATGAGCAGTCCCTAAATTTCCACTCTGCTGCAAATCAACAGCCACTTGTTTCATAAACAAAGTAAAACTTTCCTTTTTCATTAAAAATAAATTAATAATTAATATTTACTTTTCCCACATTTTACTTTAGTAAAATACAAAAATATATCTTCAAAAATTTACATACATAAAATCTAAAAAATAAAAACTAAAACATTTACATTAATCATCAAAGTAAATTTCATACATTTGCGCAATTTTTCAAACAACATATTATTTTAACCATTTAAAGTATAAAAAAATTATGAACAACAATGAACCAGCTGCCGAACGCTACAGCATTAATGGATTCAAGTATTTCTCCGAATTGGCGAAGGAGTATTTTCCCGATCTGGCAAACGCTTCTTCCGCCAGCAAAAAAATGCGCAAACGCATTAAAGCAAACAAGACATTGAACGAACAACTGGTTGCTGCGTATTACACCAGCCAAACAATCGATGTCAGTCCTGAAATGCAGCTAATCATCTACCGACACTGGGGACCTCCCCACATTGACTTGCCGACAAACGTTTAGCGCGTAACAGAAAACGAAAACACGGACAAGAAATAAAAGGAAAATCGAACTATATATTTTTAAATATATCATTTATCTTTTATTGTTTATTATGTATTCCACTTTGCGTTCATCACTTTTTTTCAAAACGAAGATAACTACCAATCATACAGCTATTTACAGAAAGAAAAAAGCGTTCCACAAAGCGTTCGGCAAAAATGACCGTTTTTTCACTACAAACAAGACCTTCGAATCCCCCCAAACGAAGGCTTTGTTTTTTCTCCAACAGAAGCTCCACCAGTCACAAACAGAAGCTCCACCAACCACCAACAGAAGCTCCGCCAACCACCAACAGAGCATTCGTTCCATCCCCACTCCTTCCCCGGCTTCATGAAAGAAGAAAAAAACAGCCATTTGCGCATCGCGGCACCCTTTATTCATCCACACCCGTCCGCACGGAACCACACCCCTTGCGCATCGCACAAGAACGGCGTACCTTTACAGAAATTTAAAACGATAACCCAATGAACAATTTCAATTTTGAAGCCATGATGGAACATGGTTTTCTCATTATCCCCAAAGCCCTGCTACAACAACAGATAGAAGACCCGAACATAGAAGCCGGAGAAATAGAAGCGCTCCTGAAAATCCTGATGAAAGTAAACTATTCGGACACGTTATACAGCGACCGGCAGCACAAAGACTACCTGTGCAAAAGAGGCGAAAGCATGTTCAGCTACCGCGACTGGAGCCGCATTTTCCGCTGGTCTGTCGGAAAAACCTTCCGATTCATACACGCCCTTGCCATCCTGGGGATCATCGAAATCGTCCCCCATCCCAACAACTCGTCCCTGCATATCCGTGTCGTCGAATACGACAAATGGGTAGGAGCCCCCGACAGCGGCAAGCAGAAAAAGAAAGCCGTCAACGAGAAGTTCCGCCTGTTTTGGAATGAGTTTCACAGCATCACGCAGCTTCCCAAAGAAAACATCGCCAAAGCGCAACGCGAATGGAAAAAATTAAGCGACAAGGAACAGCAACTCGCCATCGACAAGGTAGAAGATTATTATTTCCACCAAACAAACATCAACTACCTGCTCCACGCCGCCAGCTATTTATCCAACAAAGCTTTCCTAAACGAATACTGATAAAACGAATCCCAATTAAACGAAGACTGATTAAACAAACACTGATTATGAATACCGAAAACAGAGTTTCACCACAGGCTCCCGAAATAGAAGAAGCCATCATCGGCGCCTGCCTGATAGAGCAGAGGGCTATACCACTGATAGCCGACAAGCTGCGCCCCGAAATGTTCTACGTCCTGCGCCACCAACTGATCTACGCCGCCATACTGGCTATGTACCACGCCGGAATGAAAATAGACATCCTCACCGTAAAAGAAGAGCTTTCCCACCGCGGAAAGCTCGAAGAGGCGGGCGGAGCGTTCGGCATCACCCAGTTGAGCAGCAAAGTGGCGACTTCCGCCCACCTCGAATATCACGCGCAGATCGTACACGAGAAATATCTACGACGCGAAATGACCTTGGGATTCAACAAACTACTCGCCTGCTCGCTAGACGAAACGATGGACATCGACGACTCGTTGATGGACGCGCACAACCTGCTCGACCGTCTGGAAGGCGAATTCGGCCACAACAACCACATGCGGGACATGGATGAACTGATGACCGCCACCATGACCGAAGCCGAAGGACGTATTGCCAACAACATAAACGGAGTGACCGGCATCCCTACCGGACTGGCAGACCTGGACCGCATGACGTCCGGACTCCAAAACGGCGAACTAGTGGTAATCGCCGCCCGTCCCGGCGTAGGAAAAACGGCATTCGCACTACATCTGGCACGAAACGCAGCCATGGCAGGACATGCCGTAGCCGTCTACAGCCTCGAAATGCAAGGAGAAAGACTGGCCGACCGATGGCTGACAGCAGCCAGCGAAGTCAGTGCCCGCCATTGGCGGTCGGGAACCGTCAGCCCGCAAGAGCTTGCAGAGGCACGCACGGCAGCCGCCGACCTCAAACGTCTGCCGATACACGTAGACGACAGCACCTCGGTCAACATGGAACACGTACGATCCAGCGCGCGACTGCTGCAAAGCCAACATGCGTGCGACGCGATCATTATAGACTACCTGCAACTCTGCGACATGACAACCGGCCAAAACAACCGCAACCGCGAACAGGAAGTGGCACAAGCCACCCGCAAAGCGAAGTTGCTGGCCAAAGAGCTAAACGTACCGGTGGTACTGCTTAGCCAGCTAAACCGCGAATCGGAAAACCGCCCCGCAGGCCGCCCCGAACTGGCACATCTCCGCGAAAGTGGCGCAATCGAGCAGGATGCGGACGTCGTGATATTACTCTACCGCCCCGCCCTCGCACGAATAACAACCGACCGCGAAAGCGGTTACCCTACCGAAGAACTAGGCATAGCAATCATAGCCAAACAACGCAACGGAGAGACGGGAAACGTATACTTCAGGCATAATTCGGCAATGACAAAAATCACCGAATACGTCCCACCGCTGGAATACATGCTGAAACATGCTAAATAGATACAGATTCACCCCGATTCCATACAATTTTATATTACAATATATAGCTGTATGGAATTTCTTTTTTTATTTCATTATTGATATAAAATAAATAGCAAAATACTTGACTTTCCCTTTCAAATTTCGTATATTTGTAATGTCAACAAGGACAGAAAATATTATTACTTAAACCTTAACTTTTTTAATTGTATGAATGTATTAGTGGAGCGCTATCAGCGCAGAAAGTATGTGAATCAGCCGGATTCACAGATGTTGTATTATGTACGCCAGAAATCGGGTACAGTGAGAGTGATGGACATCAACAAGCTGGCCGATGCCATCGAAGCGAACTCATCGCTTACAGCAGGAGATGTGAAGCATTCCATCGAGGCTTTTGTTGAGCAGTTGCGCCTGTCGCTTACCCAGGGCGACAAGGTGAAGATCGACGGATTGGGCACGTTCCATATCACGTTGAGCAGCGAAGGGGCGGAAAAGGAGAAGGATTGCACGGTGCGCAATATCCGCAGAGTAAATGTTCGTTTTGTGGCAGACAAGGCACTTCAGCTGGTGAATACGAGTCATGCCACTACCCGAGGCGAGAATAATGTCGATTTCATCCTGGCCGGAAAGGGTGACGGAGAAGACGCGGATGGTGGAAACAGCGGTAGCGGTGGAAGCGGAGAAGCTCCGGACCCGGCAGCTTAATCATTAAAAACAGTGCCGCATGGGTATTACAGAGTGATTTCTACAGTTACTCTCCATGCGGTTTCTGTTTTCTTCTACATTTATTTTTTAATTCTCAATTTTCAATCCTCAATTTATTAAAATGCTCGATAAAATCATAGAGATCATTATGACGATCCTGCCCTTTCTGGGCAGTAATCGCAAAAAGCGCAAAGTAATGGCGCAAGAAGTAAAAGAGTTCAGCGAACTGGTGAAAGACCAATATACTTTTCTGATGCAGCAATTGGAAAAAGTGTTGAAGGATTATTTCGACCTTAGCTCGAAAGTGAAAGAGATGCATACGGAGATATTCTCATTAAGAGATCAGCTGGCACAGGCTGCTGCCTTACAATGTATTAATAAGGAATGTGCACAACGTAGTGCAGCAGAGGCATGATAATGATTCAATTAATGCAAATTATGGAACCTGTGCAATTTACAGAACCTATTCAATCTATTTAATCCATTCATGAGAACTATAAACCTGATAGTAATCCATTGCTCCGCTACGCGCGAAGACAAGAGTTTCACAGAATATGACCTGGACGTCTGTCATCGCAGACGAGGATTCAACGGAACGGGTTATCATTTCTATATCCGCAAGAACGGGGATATAAAATCTACCCGTCCGATAGAACGAATTGGTGCGCACAGCCGCGGTTTCAACAAAGAAAGTATAGGTATCTGCTATGAGGGCGGACTCGATTGCAAAGGACAACCGAAAGATACCCGTACCGAATGGCAGAAACATTCGCTCCGGGTATTGATTCTCGCTTTATTGAAAGATTATCCGAATTGCCGGATCTGCGGACATCGGGATCTAAGTCCCGACCTGAACGGAAACGGCGAAATAGAACCGGAAGAATGGATCAAGGCCTGTCCCTGTTTTAATGCTGAAACGGATTGGGATAAAGTCTAA